TTCGAGAGGGTCATACCAACGCGCTCTGGACGTGTACGTGGTGCCAGTGCCTTGCGGTTACCTGAGCGGTTAAACTCAGCGCGGTTATAGATGTAATACTTGTCAGACTGCTTGTCTACATCAACGATAGGAAATACCTTATCAGCGATGAAGTTATCAGCAGATTGCAAGTAGGCGAGTGTGAGGTTTGTCAGTGGTGCATCCAAGTGTACCTGTGACGGGGTAAGCATAGCCATTTTATTTAGTTCCTTTTATTCAGTATTAAGCGGACGCATTGCCACCACGGAAGAAGTCAATAGTCGCCAGACCACCAGCAGCAGCAGCGTCAACTACAATCCCAACAATAATGTCAGAAGTATCAGCAACAACGCCTGCACCATCAGCGTCCACACCAACATTAGCGCCAGCGGTAAGACCACCAGTACCTGCTGTAACAGAGACACGACCATGAGTAACAACAGTTGCGGCTGCACCTGAAGTTGGGGTATTAATGAGAACACCGAATGCAGCATCTGCATTGCCAGCAGCAACAACAGTGCTATCTGTAGTGTTCATCTTTACGAATGTGAATTGAGCGGCTGAGAGGTCAGCACCTGCAATCATTGATTCGCGAACTTGGTTTCCTTGAGAAGACATGTGTCTAATCCTTTTCTATTTTGTTAGATTTTGATATGTTCATATCTGCGGGGAGTATTTGGAGGTTCCAAGGTACGTGAAGACCGCAGATGTTTTCATTATTTAGAGGGACGATATGGTCTACATGATACTCTTGTCCGGACACAGATTTAAGGTCTTTAGCCAACCAAAACAGGTCTTCTATCTCCTGCTTTTGCCGTAGAGTTAACCAGTTGGGGGTAGCGCCATGCTTCCTAAACCTTCTGGCGGCTTCTCTAGCATTTGCTTTTACTCTGTATCTTGGTCGGTTTTTCTTGGCCGATTCTCGGTAAGGTTTCTGACGATCAGCGGGTAGAGATTTGAACCACTCGTAGTGCTTCCTGTTTATCTCATCCTTGTTCTTATCGTAGTAAGCCTTTTTGAAAGCGGCCCGACAAGGCTTGCAGTAGGAGTCTTTATTATCTTTTGCAGCCTTCCGGTTAAAGAAGCCCTCAAGAGACTTTTCCTCAAGACACCTTCTGCAAGTTTTCATGTTAGTTTAGTCCTTTTTGTAGATTGCTTTGGTAAGAGCTTTACCTGCATCTGTCTTAACAACAGCAGCATAAGCCTTAGCAAAAGTGGTTTCGTTCTCAGCGGCATGTGCCTTTGCGAGAGCATTAAGTTTATCGTTAGGGTCTTCCATGTCGCCTTGAGCAGCAGATTTACCAACCTCTTCGGTCATACCTTTAAAAAGGCTATCCATTGCAAGCATAAAGGCTTCAAACTCTTTAGCTTCATCTTCTGTAAGACCCTCATGGGCCTTCAACAGAATACGTGCATTAGCTTCTGCTACGTTAGGAAGTGTCTCACTACAGCGTTTAGCAATAGCAGCGTTAACCTCAGCAGCCTCAGCCTCTTCCAAACGCTTCAAGATAGGCGCAGGAACATCAGCTTTATTAATATCTTCACCTTCTACAGTAATGTACTCTGGCTTTGCTGCCTTAGTTACACCTTCTGCGGTGATCTTATAGCCTTCATCAAGGAAGCTCTTACGCAAACCTTCATTAGCAGCTTTAAGTGTTTCAATCTCAGCTTTAAGAGTATCTACCTCTGTGGTATCAATCTCTACGGGAGTTTCCTCCGTCTTCTTAACATCTTTAGTCATAGGTTCCTCTTGGGAATTATCACGCTTAAACAAGGTAATCTCAGCAAGCTGGTTTGCAGCCCTGTCTACTAGAGACACCTCGTCTAGCGTTAGGTTTTCAAGCATCGTTGGCATAGTGATTACCTTTGCTTAGGTTAATGTCTGCGGGAAGTATTTGGAGGTTCCAAGGTACGTGTAATCCGCAGACGCTCTTGCCCTTTAGAGGGACAATATGGTCTACATGGTAAGTCTCACCTGTAACTGATTTCAGGTCTTGGGCTAACCAGTAGAAATTCTTAATCTCTTCGAGATGTTCTTGTGTAAGCCAGTCGGGTGTGGCTTTTAATTTGTAAGACCTACGCCTAGCTTGTAAGTTACAGGCTTTAGCTTTAAACTCAGGCCTTCCCCTGTTTTCGTAATAGTAATCTGAAGCTCTTTCCCTAGCAGACTCAGCAGTTTTAGGGCTAGTCTTACGCCCACACTTTTTACGGCTTATGCTGTTCTTTATAGTGTGACAGGGTTTACAAACACCTCTAATGCCAAAAGAGCCACTTTGACGTTTCTTACGGCCAAAAGAACTGATTGGTAGGTTTTCATTACAGTGGTTGCATGTCTTAAATTTCACGCCGTTGCGCCTTACCGCCAATACTAAAACCTGTAAACGCACCAGACTTAACCTGAGACCAAGTTTCATCATCGTGGACCTTTACAGCAATAATCCAACCCTCGTAAGGCGATGAGATTTGGAATGCCTCTTTGATCTGTTTAGTGAGTGGCAAAGAATGGATAATAGTTGTAGTTGGTTCACCCTTGTGCATAGTTAAGCCTGTACGTGCACCCAACATAAACTCTGTAGCAGCTTTTTCCATCGTCTCTGGACTAATAACATCACCCTGTAGGTCTACAACAGGATCACCGTCCTTTGATACAACAGAGGCAAACCCGTAGACTACCCTTTGCTCACTATCAATCTTTGTTACTTCACCTTCAACAGTGAAACTATCTGCTTTATTCATAACCTCAGCTACAACAGCCTTTGTCATTTCTTCCTCCGTGGGGAGCGTGTCTGGATCATACATTAGCTTAGTCCTTAAGGTGTGTCAGTAACTAGATCGGCGCTGGCGAAGTTGTAGCCAACGAGGTCAGCCGACGCTGTGAGGTCAGTGACAGTAGTAACAGAACTCTCGATCTCATAGTAATACGCAGGGGCTGTAGCCAAGAGGCTCAAGTCCTGAGTAGCACCAGAGTTGTAGATAGTAGTGATGTTAGCGGACTGGTCTGTATCCCAGATAGCTACTTGGTTGATTACACCACCGAAGTAGTTGTTGTGTACGTTACTAGCACGACCGATCCGGAAGATGTTGTTGGAAGGATCGGAACCGCTCATCACACCACTGTAACCACCGTTGCTTGCTACACCGACAGGAGTCTGTAGTACGTCGTCAACATGGATGCTGAACCTACTGTAGTAGGTAGCGGAGTCCGCAGGAACAGAGCCTGTATAGCCGCCATCAAAAGTAACTACTACATGATGCCAAGTGTTGTTTGTAAGAGCGTTACCACAAACAAGGATGATGTTGTCGTACACAGTACCGTAGTTCAACACTAAGCTAGTACCACCGGATTGCTTCAGCGTGATAGCACCGTAGTTGTAGTCATCCCCTGCTCCGTAAACCATCAGGGTCTGGTTGCTTGTAATGGATGTATCTGGTTTAACCCACATAGATACGGTCCAAGCGTTACCGTCACCATTAGAGGCTCTGTCCATAGCAGTCATGTTAACAGGGTTGCCTTGTAGCCAAGTGCTGGACCCGTCAAACGACAACGACTTAGTGTTCGTGTATGCTACTTCTGTTACGTTGATAGTCACTGTGAAGTTAGTGATACCGCCGATGGCGTTAGCTGCCTTACAGTTAATGACATAAGCGTCAGCAGAAGTGCCTACAAAGGCTGGTGCTGTACCAATGAACGCACCTGTTGTCTGCCCTAGAACAGCCCAAGAAGGCGCATCTACTTCGCCATACATATTCACGATGTCAGAGTTAGCATCCAAAGCGATCTGGATGTTAAACGCTGTACCCTCGGTTACTGCGAACGACTGGTTAGAGACGTCAGGAGCAAACGTAAGGATAGGCTGTGTGCCACCTACAATCTTCTGCTTAGTAATAACAGGGATTGAGTAGTACGCACGGTTGCCTTTGACACCCATATAGAAGTGCATAGCCGAACCATCGCCATCAGATTTAGCTGTAGCAACACGCTCGTTGTTGTCCTCAGACCAGAGTTCAATAGAGTTGTCGGTCAAGTAGCGTAAGCTGAACAATCCTTGGATTGCATTAGCACCACCTTTTCTATAGCCTACGACCCCTGCACCATTATCAAAGTGGTATGTGGCATTGGTATTGACATTCCAATCTGAAACGCCACCAAATTCAAAACTTAAAGCTTCATTGTTTTCATACACAAATTCATTATCTAACTGCTCTTCAGCAGTAAGGACACCTGTAGCAGCGGCTGTGTAGTCAGTACCAAAGAAATCACCTGTACCTGTTTCATCAAGCATGAACATCATTTTCTCACCCGGAAGGATGGAAAGCGCGGACTTCAAGACTGTGTGGTCAAGAATACCGTTGATGATACCAGCTTCTGTGCCAGCGTAGTCGTGAACGATTTCCCAGATAAAGTCAGCAGAGTCGATAATACCGCTAGGGAACTCTGAGTTGTTGAACCCACCGAACTGCATGTTGAACTCAGTCACAGCCAAAGCAATAGTTGTCTTGCCAACAACAGTTTCAGTGCCACCAGACAAGTCCATGAGGGTCAGATGACCGTCACTGCCGAAGCGAATAGACATAGGTGAACCGTTAGTGACAGAGTAACCACTTGCATGGTAGCTCGTCACATCTGTGTTGCTTGAACTCGTGAACTTGCCAGAGCCGTTTGCGTAGCTAAACACTGTGTTCCAGTTAGACGCGTCGGCCTGATTTGGAGTTCCAGTGTAAGAAGTTGCTACTTCAGCACCATCCCAGATACCCAAACGAAGCTGATTACCTGTGTTCATGTTGAACTTGAACTCTTGTCCGCGTTCTAACTTCTGACCAAAGTAGTACGGGCCTTGCAAGCGCACCTGAGTACCACCGACTAGGGTTGTATCAATGGCGGTTGCAACAACAGGCTCGTTGGCGTTAGCTCCGTAGGAGATGAACCAAGAGTCGTTTGTGGCAGTAAGAGTAGAACCGTTAATCATGTTAGCAGCGTCAATAGTGACCTGAGAACCATCTGCCATTGTCAGAACGAGGTCTGAGCCTACAACTGCACCACTTGCAACTTGTGTGCTTGTGCCTGTGTTAAGGCTTGTGGCGTCAATAGTAACAGTGGTTGTGTCGCTCATGGTCAGAACAATGTCTGAACCAACGATAGCGCCGCTATCAACGGTTACACCACCACCGATACCCAGACCAGTTGCGTCAATAACGACTGTAGTGGCGTCGTCCATTGTAAGCGTGATGTCTGTGCCGTTAGCTACACCGCTAGCTACAAAGTTGTTCGTGTCAACACCAAGCGTGGTGATGTCTACGGAGAACGACGTAAGGTCAGCTAGGATAACAGTAAGGTATTGCTCGGACAACAGTACGTTGAGCACAGGGTTGCCTTGGTTTGCAAAGCTCAGAGTGTTGGTGAACAGGTTGTTCAATTCTGCAACTGCACTGTTAAGAATGGCGTTCACGAATCTACCGTTTACGCTACATGCGTTTACAGGTAACGACTCGATAACGATCTTAGCGCCGTCTTTGACTCTGATCTGAATAGTTGTTCCGTTCGCAACAGCCTGTAGTGTGTTGACGTTGTGCGGGATGAGCATCTGCTCACCAACGGGAAGCGACAAGTCTTTCAACAAGATCGAAGTTCCAGTGGCATCAATACTGAAGTCCATAGCCTGATATTTCAGGTAAGGGGAGATCAGTTCAAGGTCTTTGTCTTCGAACAGACGGTTGTGAACTGTTGCCTGATAGCGATAGAGACCAGTGTTAGGGTCAACAGTGTCACCTTGACGAACTTGGAAAATACCAAGGTCAGCATCATCAGAGTTACGAACTTTGTAGATTGAGGCTCGGAGTGTAGTGCCAGCACGTACGTCAACAGGGTGGTCAAAGAACCACTCGATTGTATCACCTGCATAGATAGTTGAACCTGCGGTAGACCGAGCGGCGTTACGTGGTAGCTCCTGCATGTAAACTTGCTTACCGTTGATTACGATACGGTACTCAAGGCGTACATCTGGTCCAACCTCTTCAGCAGCAATAGTAGTAATACCGAGACCAGAGATGTTGACGCCGAAGTAGTTGTCACCGTCATAACCGACAGAGGTCAGAGGATCAGGGGAACCACCCAGAGGCAAGGAGAACATGTCACTAAAGACACGGCCACTCGGTGGGATGAAGCCAGTGGAGTCTTGGTTGGCTGTGATGGACTGATCTTTCAGACCACCCCACATAGGGAAAAAGTTAATGTCGCTGGAGAGGTTAGTAAAGAAGATGTTCTCTGAACCAGACGACATCTTATGCTGCTCACCGAGATACAGCGAGTTCAGTGTTGTCTCGATGGCCTTAGTGGACACCAGACGACGAGTAGGCTCATCGTAGGTCCAGTGGGAGAGTACCTCTATCTGGTCTTCGTTTAGAAGAGCGCCCCCTTCACCATTGCTGTTAAAAGGCAGAAGTAGTTTAGCACTGTCCCCGAACTTAGCTCTTAAAATGTTAATAGATGACATCTAGTCACTCCTGATCTTTGGGTTTATCTTCGTCGGGGTCATCGTAGTAATCTGCTCTGGCTACTTCTGCCATTGCTGCACGTTCTCTTGCTGCTGCATATACATCAGGATCAACATGAGGAAGTTCAGCTTGGTCCAGTAGAGCATTAACGATATTAATATCATC